CAGGCCGAAGCAGAAGAGGTGAGCACCGAGGAAGTCGAGCAACCGGAAGAAGAGGAGACCGAAGAGGCGGAAGCTGATACGGAAGAATCCGACACCGAGCAAGACACCGAGGAAGCCTCAGACGATTTCGAGCTTGAGCTGGACGGGGAGCCAGAACCCGGCCAACAGAAGCCATCACCCGAAGAAGCACTGGTATACAAACTCACCAAGCAGAAGCAGAAGACGCGGGAGTACAAGTCTGAACTGGAAGAGCTGAAGGCAGAGATTGCCGCTCTGAAGTCCGGGCAAGTCGCCCCGCAAGCGCAAGTCAAGCCGCAACAGCAGGAAGAGAAGTACCCGCCCGTGCCGTTGCTGTACGAGAACGGAGTGGACACGCCGGAGCAGTATCAGAAGGCGTACCAGAAGTGGGTATCTGACTGTAGAGCGGTTGATCAGCGCAACGCTCAGCGAAGTGAGACGGAAAACCAGTTCAAGCGCCAGACCGAGGAAGTGACTCGGAAGCTGGCGGAACGGGTAGGCAAGTTCGCCGTAGAGCACAAGATCAAAGACGAGCGAGTGATCAGTGCGATTGAGCGGGCGACCAGTGAGATTGACGGCGCAACCAAGATTGAGGGGTCGCTGGCATACCTGCTGGATGCTGTTGGCGATGGTAGTGAGCGAGTGGCTTACTACATCGGCACGAATGATAACGCCATGGCGAAGGTGAAAGGCTTGCTTCAGGAGGACCCGACAGGGCTCCGCGCGAGCGCCTACATGGCCAGATTGGTTGGACAACTGAAACCGAATCAACGAACTAAGACAAGCAAGGCTCCACCTCCCGACCAGCCCATTAAGGGTGACGGCTCAAGCGCGAGCGCCAAGGCACTTCAGGATCGGTACACGAAAACCAAAGATCCACAGGAAATGCTGAAGTTGCGCAGAAAGGCCCGGGAGCTTGGGGTCAGGCTAACCTAACGAGGTAATGACTCATGGCTGTTAATTCCCTGAAGACCGTTGTAGCCTTCTTTGACGATGTGCTGCAACAGATGAACGACGATTTCACATATGCCGGACTGGTAGATGTGGATACCATTAACCCTGGCACCATGCAGAACGCCAATGACATCTATTGGCGTAACGTTGAGCAGCAGCGCCCGATTATCGAAGGCCGCGACCTGACAGGTCTTGAAACCAGCACCATCGAGCAGGGCTACCCGCTGCGACTGGAAGCCCCGAAGAACGACTTCATGGAGTACAACATCCAGAATTTGCGGGATGAAGGCTTCATGCGCCGTGCTGCGGTTGCGTCTGCCAAAAAGCAAAACGCTTACCTGAACAAGCGCATTGCTGAACTGGTGGCCTCTACCGGCACCCTGACCTACGAGTCCTCTGCGGCTGGCTTCGACTTCGTTGCCGAGGCTGATACGCTGATGACCGAGCGGGGCTGCTATCGCGGCGAAGGCTCCACCTTCTTCCTCAACCCGCGCACCAACCAGGTAATGGCTTCTGACCTTGCGACACGCTCTGACCTGTCTGGCCGTCCGGAAGGCGCATACGCCACCGCCATGATCGGCAAGAACGTTGCCGGCTTTGACGTGTACCGTGCGCCGACTTACGGTACCATCCTGCAACGTGTGAACGCCACTGGCGGCACCGTGGCGGCTGACGTGACTGAAGTGCCTGAGGGCTTTGTGAGTGCTGGTGTTGATAGCATCCAGAACGTGGACTATCGCGTTGGCGGCATCTCCGTCGGCACTGGTGAGGGTGCAAACTTCCAAGTTGGCGATGTCATCACCGTTGCAGGCGTTAACGCTCTCAACCTGATGGACAAGACCGACACTGGCGAACTGATGACCTTCCGCGTTGTAGCGATCGATGGTGACGACCTTAGCGTGTATCCGAAGCCCATTGCTGCGGATCAGGCGGGCATCACCACCGAGCAGGCAGCTTATGCCAACATCTCCACTGCGATTGTGTCCGGCATGACGGTTGCCGCGACCAACGCGACTGGCGGTCAGGCAAACAGCTTCTGGGCCAACGACTCAATCTGTGTTGTCAACGGTGACGAGCCGTTCGAGATCCTGAACGAGTTTGACGGCATGAAGGTTGTGTCTGAGACCCTGGACAACGGCGTGAAGCTGTACATGGGCTACGATGCCAATCTGGCAACCGTGAATGCTCGTGTTCGACTCTTTACAAGGTGGGGGTTAGTAAACCGTGATCCTAGTAGGAATGGCAACGCCGTTTATACTGGCTAATGGATTAAAGTAAACCGAAGGAACGGTTGGCCCCGCCTAGTGCGGGGCTTTCTTTTATCTACCGTGGTTGGGGTGGAAGTCGTACTTCTGTTCTAACTCCTTTCGCGCTTCGACTGCCTCCTCCATTGTGCCAAAGATCCCTCCATGTATCCGCTTTCTGTTAACCGTAATATAGGCTAACCATTTACCTTGCTTTGCCCTGTATGTTACGCCAACTATGCCGGTAGTGTTTCGCGTATTCTTTTTTGTGTTGCGCAAGTTCTGTGAGTGCGACACAGAGCGCAGATTGCTTATGGCGTTGTTGGTTTTGTCACCGTCAATGTGGTCAATCTCTTCAGGAAGATGGCCGTACATGTATAACCATGCTAGACGGTGCGCCCTATGACCCTTGTCATCAATCCTGATTCTGACGTACCCCGTATCCATTACACAGCCAGCAGCTTTGCCCTCAAAGACAGCATGCCATTGAGGCCCGCGCAGAGGGTTGGGGAGCCAAGTAAATACACCAGTCTCAGGATCGTAATGCAGGCGTGCTTTCAATTCATCTTGCGTCATGATAGACCTCTCATGATGTGACCTTGGAAGGAGTGCGGCAACAGGTGGTCAAAGCCTGCTTTCGGGAGCTAACCTAGCCGCGAATAAACCATAACACCTTGCCGCGTAAATTTCCATAACCAGACAAACATGATAGACTTTACGCAAGAAACCCATCAACCGGGGCTCACCATGAAATACATGTATACCACCACGCCAGACGAAGGATGCCGAGAGTTCTCAAAAGGCATCTACGGGCGTCCTGTCCACACCTCCCATCAGTCCAGTTTGCGCAAGCAAGGCTGGGTCTATTCCGTCAACGACATTGAGGTGACTCATGTACGGCAAGAAGAAGCCGAAGTAGAGGAGTGCATGGACTTTGACGAATACCTGCGCCGCAAGTATCAAGATGTGTTTGGCAAGAATCCTCACCACAAGATGAAGCGGGAAACCATGCAGGCAAAGATCGCAGAGGCGGAAGCCGATGGCGGACATTAAGCCTATTGGCGTAAAGCCCAATAAAGACATCATTGAAGAACTTGAGCGCGCTCTGGATGATGCGAAGGCGGGCAGGTTGCAGGGCATTGCTGTTGCCGAACTTAATGGCAGCGGCGTCTTTTCAGTTTGGTTCGAACTGGGCGAAACGTCCATTTTGTCGTTACTTGGGGCCGCTGAAATGCTGAAGTGCGAGATTGCGATGGGCGGCATGGAGTGGGATCATGACTAAAGGCGAGCTGGCGCAAAAAGTCCTGAAAATGATCGGCGTCAACACGCGCTTCAGTGAGGCTACGCCGGAAGAGGTGCAGGACACGCTGGGCTACATCGAAGACTGGATGATGGCTCACAACGCCGTGGGCAAGCGCATCGGGTATAACCAGGCGGACGGCACCGTTAACCCTGACGACCCCGCCGGCATTCCTGATTGGTCTGTCATGGGCGTGACAAGCTCCGTGGCGATGATGATTGCGCCGTACTACGACAAGCCAATCCACCCCGGCATCATGCAGAATGCCATGATTGGTATGCAGACTATTGCCAATCGCACGGTTGAGGTTCAGGAAGTTCAGTACCCTGGCCGTATGCCGAGAGGCCACTCGCAGGGCACGCCGTTCGGGCAGCGTTATTATCATCCAGCCAATCGCATTCGCACCAACAACGACTTCCTCAGTGACGAGGGAGACGCCCCGGTGACTGCGCCATGATGAAGTTGCCGCTGATTAAAGGCACGAGAGTCGATCAAGAGGCCGAATGGCGAGACTCCATCCCGGTAAACATGATCGCCTTTGCTCAATCAGTGGGATCGTGGACGGGCTATCTGCGTACACTGGACGGGCTCAAGTTGTTTGCCGAAGCAACGGGCGTTGACCGTGGCGGGCTATGGTCTGACCGCTTCCGCCAGCACTACAGGGTTTCCGGTGATCGGTTTGTTACCGTCTCTCAGTTTGGCGATGTGTCAGACATTGGCGGTATCAGCATCCCTGGCAGCGGGCTTGTTCAGTTTTCGAACTCGTTTAACTCCGTCGCCTTTGTTGCTGATGGGGATTACTGGCGGTGGGACGGCTCA